AAGAAATTATTATTAGTTAGCCTGGTAATATTAGCGCCAGGGTACACTCTAGGCGATTGGAATGATTGGGACTATAATCCTTTGAATCCTATTACTACGTACGATTATTATAATTCATCGCCTTCGTATTCTTTAACGTCTAGCACAGCTAATTACGCGCTGGATTCCAAGAGTATTAAGATAGGAGGCATATAAATGGCAGTAGCATTAAACGCAAATGCATTACTCGCAGACGTAACTGAACTAAATAATTTTACTCAAGCTAGTTTTACGGCGGGAGATTACGTTAATACTTTAATTAATACAGCGTCTGATCTAATTGAGCGCATAACAAAAAGAAAACTTATAGCGCAAGACTATACCAGTGAGGTATATTCAGGTAATGGCAGAGGTAAATTATTTCTAAAGAATTATCCTATAAATTCTATAACAACTTTAATTAGAAAAAACACTGTTGATGATACAACAATTCAAACATATACGGCTAATTCAAATTATTTGTTTTCGCAAACAGGCGGTTGGATATATCTTAGAGAATTTTGGTCTATAGACATCAACAATTTTGAAATCACGTATAATGCTGGTTATAAAGTTACAGCCGAGACAGGTTACATTACATTGCCGTATGATCTTAGGAAAGCGTGTGCGGATTTATGTATGTGGATGGATTCCCAAAAAGATAAAGTGGGATTTGATTCTGAAAGAATAGGTTCTTACTCGTATAAATTAAACAGTTCTAACAATATTGGTGGAATGGCAATCCCGCCAGAGGTTATGTCACTACTTTCAAAATACATAAGGATAGAGATAGGGAGCATATTTTAATGAATGAATTATACGTTATTAGAACAGATGTAAACAATGAACTATTGAGTAAAAATAGAAGAATAATAGTTTTTGACAGCGAATCGTTATATCACGCTAAATGGTTTTTAAGCGGCGTGAATTTTATCACCAGAAAGCTGACTTTTCCAAATTGGAAAATAGAAAAATATAACGGCAAGTATAATAGTATAACGTGTATATCAGCAAAAGAATACTTTGGCGAAGCGGCTTATAATAAAATTTTAAAGGATACAAAATGAGTTATAGCGGGTTATTAAATACCACGTGCACAATACAAAAGAATACCCCGGTACAGGATACAACTAATTATTCAATGGTGAGTTCGTGGGCTGATTACGCGACGTCTGTTAAATGCAGGTTAGATCAAGCCAGCGGGGGCGAACGCAGGGACCCGGAAGATATTTTATCTCGCATGACTCATAAGCTGTTCATACTTTATCGGACAGATTTGGCTTGGAAAAATTACCGTATTGTCATAGGTTCTAACACTTACGTAATATTATTAGTTATTGACGGTGGGGGGCATGGACATCACGTAGAGTTAGCGCTGGAACTAATTCAATGATAAATTATGGCAAAAAGAACAGGTACAATTGAAAAGAATGGAGTTTCGATAAGCCTTTTAAACGATGATAAAACAAGGCAAGCTCTTGCTAATATAGAAAAATCTGTAGGCGCTAGTATGGCCAAAGCTATTAGTGTTGGTGCGATTAGTATCGCTAACACGGCAAAGAAAATTGCTCCAGTTGACACAGGGTCTATGGCAAATTCTATTACTTATGATCTGATTGAAAATACAGCTAAACAGGTTACTGCTATAGTGGGGCCGACTAAAGATATTATATACGGTAAATATGTTGAATACGGAACTGGGATTTACGCGACTGGCCCAAGTAAAGCTAAAAAAATACCCTGGGTTTATTACAATGAAAGATTAGACCAATTTTTCACAACATCTGGAATGAAAGCGCAACCGTTTTTGTATCCAGCATTACAGCGTAACAGAAAAAGAATAAACGATTTACTGGCCAAAGCTGTTACGGAAGGATGGGGTAAATTTACCGTTGAGGTTAAAAAATGATAGAAAACACTGTTATAACTTATTTAACTACAGACACAACTTTAAACACTTTGTTAGAGGTTACTGTTGGGAATACAAAATTTTATCCTATAATCCCAGAAGAAATACCTACCCCGCCATATGTTACGTTCTCTCTTAGCGCTGGCGATGAAACTGATGAACATATAGACGAAGACAGATTACAGCTAACGATTAGAGATGACAGGGATAGTAAGACGAACGCAGAAGCTATAGCTCGAAGGATAAAAGTGTTGCTCGATGTGAAAGATAACATACAAAATAATTTGTATAGTACCGACTCTAATTTTTATATTTATTATAGCAAATATTCTGGCGGTGACACATTATTTGAGCCAAACAGACAGGAATGGACGATAGTAATGTTTTTTAATATTAAGTATCAAGATAAAACAGCAAGCCGTTAAGGGCAGCTAAAAAAAAGGAGCATGAAAATGGCAAATCGTGGACGTGGTCGAAGAAGTCTTGGCAGGGGTGTAGGGCGAGGCGGTGGCAGGGGTGGACGTGGAAGTTGTGGCGGTACAAGAAGATTAGATGGTTCTGGTGGTGGTGTTGGCAACATAGGAACAAGCAGACAACCTAAAAAATAAAAAAAGGGGGTAATTATTATGAGTAAAACTGCTGCAAATATTACGATTGGTGCTCCATCAACAGTTATTTGTGCTGCTGATGGAGTAGCAGAAGGTTCAGGAGTAGATTTAGGTTCAACTGTAGGTGGATTTGTGATTAAACCTACATTATCAATTTATAAGAAAAAAGCTGACCAATGGAACGGTCCTGTAGGCGCTTCAATCATTGATTCAGAGTATACGTTTGAGTGTACCCTGGCTGAATGTAGTACGGCCAATCTAGCGTACGCGATGGGTCTTCCTACTACAGCGGCATCAAGTGCGACAGCTCTAGTAGCTGGAAATCAAACTGTAGCAACTGTAAGAACTTTGTATGTAAACTGTAATGCAGTAAGCGGCGGAACAGCTAAATATACTATACACAGAGTTGTATTTGATGGTAACACTGAAATTAACATGAATAAGGAAAATCAGACAAATTTGAAAATTACTGGATTCATGTTAATTGATACTGGCCAATCAACGGGTGAAGAGTATTTCTCATTAGCTTTTAGCGGGACAGATACAACAGCTCCGACAGTTGCAATTACGTCTCCAGCGGAAGACGGCACAGTTGCAGCTGGCGCAAAGACAGCTGTCACATTTACGTTTACCGAAACTGGGACAGGCATGGATCAGGGCAGTTTGAAATATGGCAGCGCTGACGGCGGCACTATAATGATTGTAGACGTAGAAGACCCGGCGGCAACTACGCTTGTTGCGGGATCAATCACGTATGCTGCGGCAACAAAAGTTGTAACATTTACTCCTACCGACAACTGGGCGTCAGCAGGAGAAAATTATCAACTTATAGTTACCACAGGCGTGAGAGACATGGCAGGAAACTATTTGGCTGATATATATTTAGCTCATTTTGTTTCTGCTTGATGTTAAAGCAAATACCGGGTACGGCAGGTTTCGGGGAGCTTGTCGTACCTATCCCTGGGAGCAAATTAAATGGAAGATAAAACGATAGATACGATACTTGAAGAAACTAAGTTTACGTTACTAACCATCAATGGTAAAGAATTTAAAATAGGGAAAATTAAAGGGTTTTACTATCTTAAATTAGTAACATTGATTAGCAAAATAGGCAAAAAATACCATGAACAGTTTGCCAGTTTTAAAGGTGCACCAACTGATATGGGTGACATACTTGCATTATTACAGATATTAAATTGTGATGACGGCATGGAATTGTTATCAATTCTTTTAGGTATAGAGGATATTGAGTTTTGTAAAAGTGTAAATGGTGAAGACATTCCAGATATAGTAATTGCTGTCTGTAAGTATAACGATTTTGATATGTTTAAAAAAAAAGTGCTGGAAATGGTAGAGGTAGTAACAAACAAAATGTCAAAGAAAACTTCTTAACTACGTTAATAGAAATTGCCGAAGGCACGGGTTATACTATAGATCAATTATTGTATGAAAAGAGCTGGGAATTTCTTAACGTGTTGGCCGAGTCTTATTTAAGACATAAAATTAATCGTATGCGTTGGGATGCGACGGCTTATAGAATTGATGAAAAAGGATTAAAAAAACTGGAAGAATCGTTAGAAGAAAATAGTTATGATCAACCAGAGACAACTCGTAAACCGACGTTAAGAGACTTAGAAAACATGATGGCAGCTAGAGGCGGTAGAGTAAAGATACTAAATAAACGTAAGGGTAAAAAATAATGGCAGGTATTGGAAGTTTATTTATTAAGATTGGCAGCATGTTTGATGCCGAAGGGTTTAAAAAAGCGGAGACTGGATTAAAAGCATTAGACAAAAAGGTACAGGATAATGCGAAAGCATTCCATGCTGCTGGCATTGCTATGACGGCTTTAGGTACGGCAATAGTTGGCGGGCTTGCTATGTCTATTAAATCGGCAGCAAACTTCCAGGAAGAGATGGCAAATGTATCTACCATGCTTGATAAACAAACAAGACAGCTTTTACCTAAGTTAGGTAGAGAAGTTAAAAAAATGGCTATGGAGTACGGAGAAGCTACGAGTACATTGTCGAAAGGATTGTACGATATTTTATCCGCTGGAGTTCCTGCAACAAAAGCTATGGATGTTTTAAGAGCTTCCACAATAGCTGCAAAAGCTGGAATGAGTAACACAGGAGTTGCTGCGGATGCATTAACAACAATCATAAACTCTTATGGTTTAGAGGCAAGTAAGGCGGGTGATGTAAGCGACTGGTTTTTCTCAATAATTAAACGTGGTAAAACTACGTTTGCAGAACTTGGGCCGCAAGTCGGGCAAGTAGCGTCCCTGGCTGCCTCAGCGGGCTTAAGTATGGATGAGTTTGGTGCTGCTATGGCAACAATGACAAAGTCAGGTGTTCAAACTGATATAGCCATAACAAGTTTAAAGGGTATTTTAACAGGATTTTTAAAGCCTACGCAAGAAGCAATCGAAGCCTCAAAAGATTTAGGTATTGAATTAAATACAAATACTTTAAGAACTCAAGGATTAGTACCTGTATTAGAAAAATTAAGCGGTGCAACAGATGAACAAGTTGCATCTATATTCGGTAATGTTAGAGCTTTAACAGGTTTAACAGCAATACTAAAAGATACAAACGTATATTATGAAGATTTAACAGCTATACAAAATAGGGCTGGCGCATCACAAGAAGCATTTAAAAAGCAATCCGCTACGTTATCTTTCCAGATGAAACAATTAGGATTAATGGTACAGATTCTTTTTGTAAATATTGGTGAAAAATTACTGCCAATTGTATCAAAGGCAACACAATTAATAATAGAAGCGCTAAAGCCTATTATAGAATGGACAGAAAACAATAAAGAATTAACAAAAACTATAACTCTTTTAGTAGGCGGACTTGGTGCTTTGATGTTAGGTTTGGGACCAATACTATTATCTATCCCCGCATTAACAAGCGCTTTTATAGCACTGCTTCCAGCTATTAAAGCTGTATTCACGCTTATATCAGCGCATCCATTTATAGCTACTGCTGCGGGAACACAATTACTTATAAATGCTATACATTCATTAATAAAAGCTCGCATAGAAGATAAAAACGCTGCTATAAACATGGGTAAAACCACGGAAGATATGATTAAGCAACACAAAGATGAGTTAGCGTCTATTAAAGAACAGATAAAGAATACAAAACTTTCTACTGCTATACAGATAGAACTACGGCAAAAATACGCCAGGACATTGAAAGCTTTAAAGTCGCAGGAAGAAAAGCTTATCAAGAAAACGCAGAAAGCTGAACTAGAAACAGTAATTGAAACCGATGCCGCATTGACGGAAGAACAGTTAGTGATGGACGAGGCTAAAAGAGAATTAGCGCAAGCGTATTTTGATTGGGAATTTGAGAAAGGTAATATTTCATTAGAGCAAAAGAAATTAAATCTTGAGCAACAGTTGGCCGATGTGACTGATAATGAAATGCAAAAACTTGAATTAAAAAAACAGATTCGAGCGGTTGTTATAGCATTAGAAGAGCAAGAAGATGCTGAAGATTTGAAACGCATGGCCATGAAAAAGCAACAACGTCAAGACTTATATAATGCTACAAAATCCGCTATTACTAATCTTACTGAATTTCAATTGGTTAACATTAGAAACAATCTGGAAGATAGTTTATCCGCTGAATTAAAAAAATATGAAGACAAAAAGAAATGGATAGAAGAAAATGTTACCGATCAAACAGAAAAAACAAGAATGCTTGAAGAGTTAGACAGGAATTATACGAATACTCAAAATAAATTAAGAGATGATTCATCTAAAGAAGAGCAAAAAAGACGTAATCAATTAAAACCTTTCTTAATTGCTGAAGCATTGGCTAATACTGCAATCGGCGTAACTAAGGCCTTTGCTCAAGGCGGTATGCTTGGATTTATTACAGGTTCGTTGGTAGCAGCAGCAGGCGCTGTACAAATAGCCACTATCAGAGCGCAAAAATTTGCGGCTGGGGTGCGTAATTTCGTAGGTGGGTTAGCCATAGTTGGTGAACAGGGCCCCGAACTCGTAAGCCTTCCATCAGGGAGCAATGTTTATTCAAATTCAGAATCGAACAGAATGTTATCATCTGGCGGGGGCGGGATCAATATAGACCTGCGAGGCAGCATAATTAGCAGCAAAAAAGCGTACAAAGAATTTGAAGATTCTATATTTAGAACATTAAAAAATAACAGGAAAATTTAATGGCTATTTATTATCGTAAAGTCACCTATTCAGATACGCAGCCATCAAGCCCGGCATTAGGCGAGAAATGGATAAGACAGATTGGTGACAGTTATCAAGCGTATACTTGGTTAAATAATTGGATACCTTTACTTGGCGGCGGCGGCGTAATAACTGAAACGGATAATGACACGCATTACATGAATGTTATTATACAAGAAACACCGCCTGACAGCATAATTAAACCTGGTTGGAGCTGGATTAAGCAAAGCATATTACAGGAATATTTGTATATTTGGGATTATGTTTTAATAGCAGGAGCATAAATGGATTGGAAGATCATATCAGATACAGCACCTACTAATTGTTTTACAGGCAAACTATGGATACAGCCTGGCATAACAAATGTTAAACCTACGTCAGCATTTCTAAAAATGGGCAATACTTTTCTACAAATTGCCACCACAGATGTAATTCCTTTCACATACAAGCGTATAACTTATCTCATAGACGGTGTTGACAAATCTGATTTGGTTGAAAAAAATTCTTTAACTATTGATGACGTGCTAACTTCGGAAGTTGATACCTGTAGTTTTATTTTAAATGATTATGACGGCGATTCCAAACCGCAGATAGGCCAGGAAGTAGTAATATTTTATAAACAAACAAGCACGTCTAATCCTGAAATACGATTTGCTGGAAAAATATCAGAAGCTCCACAACGTAGATATAGCCTCGGAGTATATGCTTATGATGTAGCATGCGTAGACTATACACAGGATTTGCAGAAGAGACAGGTTGTAGAGAATTTTACAAGTGAGTATGCAGGTGATATTATCAAAAGTATTGTAAACGAGTATGCTCTTGAATTGGGAACATATCATGTGCAAGACGGAATTTTAGTTGACTATATATCGTTTAATTACACATACCCTCTTGAATGTATAATTGAACTCGCTGAACTAACAGGGTACGATTGGTATGTTGATTATGAGAAAAATATACATTTCTTTGCGAGAACAACAAACGATGCTCCGTATGAGTTAACTGAAACAGCAGATGTCGATAATGAAGAGTATAAAGACTTAAATATTTCAGTTGATAAAACACAGCTAAATAACACGCAGATTGTTAGGGGCGGTTATCAATTCTCATCAGATTATACTCAAACATGGGTGGTACAAGCGGGCCAAACGGAGCTGCCAATTGCCTATAAACCGTATGTTCCTGATAGTGGAGCTATTGAATTATCCATTGATGGCGGCGCTAATATAACTCCTGGAATAGATAATATAGATACTACAGATGATTATGTAGTTAATGTTAGCGAAAAAACTTTAAAAGATCAGAATACCAACTGGGTAGGCGGTGAAGTGATAACATTGGTTTATAAATATAAGATACCTATATTAGCGAAAGTTAAAGATTCCGCAAGCATAAACTTAATGAAACAATATGAAGGCGGGGACGGAATTTATGAAGGTGAAATAATTGTTGATGATACTATCGAGACAAAAGACGCAGCAAGGCAAAGAGGGCAGTCGGTAATTGATATATACTCAAATCCATTAGTGACAGGCTCGTTTATGACTACTAAATATGGTTATAGATCAGGGCAGTTATTAACTATAGACATACCATCAAGAGATATTGACAGCACGTATTTAATACAAAATGTCACGGCAACATCTATCGGTAACGGCGAATTTGAATATGAGGTAACGTTTGCAACACGATTAAAAGGATTAACAGATTTTCTCATTTCTTTATACGATAATGGTAAAAAAGTTTTTGAGCGTACAGACGAAGTTTTAGATACTCTTGAAGTTATGGAAGAAGAAGAAATAACGGTTACTGATTCTGTGCCTGCGGGTACTACAAAAGATATTGACGCTAATCCGTATGTATGGTCTAACGATGCGGAAACTACAGAACATAGAGGAAGATGGGAACTTTGTGAGTGGGGTTAATTATGAAAAAACAAACTAAAAACACGTTGAAAATTACCGGGAAAATCAAAGCTACATTGAGAGACGCAAAAACTGGGAAGATTAAACAGATTGTAGAAAATCATAATATCATAGCTACAGTTGGACATACTGCCATTGCAAGACGTTTAATAAATAGCGCAAGTGTGGCTAACGAGGGTATAATAACCTACGGCGCTGTTGGTGACGGTACAGATACTCCTGCGATAGGTGATACTGTAATGGAAAACGAGATAGATAGAAATACTATTGCTACAAGCTCGGTTACTGGCGCTACTTTAACTATTGAAACATATTTTACTACAAGTGAGGCCATCGGTTCTTTGACTAAATTTGCATTGTTTGGTGAGGATGCAAGCGCCAGTGCTGATTCAGGGACGTTGTTTCAACACGCAGATTTCAATGCAACTATAGAAAAAACAAGCAATGATACCCTTACAGTGGAAAGTCAGATAAGCATAACATAACCATAATAACAATATCATAGGAGAATATTTATGGAAGTTAAATTTAGCAGTGAAGCACAGTGGTTAATAAAAAATTTAAAAGAATTCGATATGCAGGATTGTATTAAATGGTACATAAAAGATCAATTAGTTATAGGTTCTCATGGTATTTTAGAATATATAAAATATAAAGATAAATTAAAGGAGAAAACCAATGGCAGCTAGTTCAGATGTATCTGCGGGAGATGTGATTTTAGCGTCCGCCTATAATTCTTTAAGAGCAGATGTTTTAAATACTTCTACAGGTCATACTCATAATGGAACAGACGCTAAATCTATTGCTGTAGATGATTCTACGATAGAATTATCTGGCGGCACTTATAATATTAAAGATGATGGCGTTACAGGGGCAAAACTTGCTCCAGCGGTAGCAGGAGATGGTATTAAACAAGATGGTTCCGGGAATTTAGACGTTGATGTTTCAGATTTTGCAGGTACTGGATTAGAAGATGACGGAAGTGAAAATATAAGAATTGCAGCAGCAGCGGCTGGTGATGGGTTACAGGGCGGGGCTGGTTCAGCACTAGCTGTTGATGTTTCAGATTTTGCTGGTACAGGTCTCGAAGATGACGGAAGTGAAAATATAAGAATTGCAGCAGCAGCAGCAGGTAATGGTTTGGCTGGCGGGGCTGGTTCAGCTTTATCAGTCAATGTTGATGATTCTACAATTGAAATAAATTCCGATATATTACGCATAAAAGATGGTGGAGTTGGTGCAAATAAGCTTGGGACTGGTGCGACATTTAATAGTGCTGTTACAAGATATTGGAGTGTAAACGGAGCTGAAGCTATAGTATCCGTTGGAGCTAGAGGGTTGGCTTATGGTAGTTTCCATAGTAGTAGCAATACAGACCAAGTTCAAGGAGTTATTCCTGTTCATTTGCCACATGGCGCTGTTGTAACATCTTTCAAAGTATACTGGTATAGAAGCGATGCTGCAGCTAGTGGGGAAGCTTTTCTTACATATCTTGTACATGGTGAAAATACAACCTATCTTTTTCCACCTATGGCGACTGCTAATTCAGATGCTTCTAGCGGTGATCATTCAGTTGAAGACACGTCAATAGTAAGTGCTACAATAGATAATGATAGCAATGTATATTTTATATTTGTGACGTGTGATCCTAATGATAACGCCACTGAGGTACAATTTACATCAGCTAAAATAACTTATACAATAACAGCCCCATTACCTTAAAGGAGAATTTATGAAAAGAATGTTTTTAGTTTTAGGATTTATATTTGTTACGTCTATAGGCTCTGCTGCGCTGTTAAACTCTAATACTTATTATTATTATTTACAACATGACAAGGTAGTCAAGAGTACAAGCTCTGCAAGTGAGCCAATAAACACATACTGGTACAGGGGAGATTTTAAAGTTGTCAATGATACGTTTACGGTAAATATTGATGACATAACTCCGTATATTATAATGTATTCTACTGGCACGCTCTGGGCAAAAAGAATAGAGACATCTGATTTTATTACTGTTAGCTCGCAAACGGCGTTTACAAGAATTACTTTGAGCCAGGATTTAATTGTAGGGACTATACTGGCGGTAGACACTGATACATTATACGTTGATCCTACAAATGATAGAGTAGGAATAGGATTAACAAACCCTTCGTATTTATTAGATGCACAGAATACAGCGGCAGCAAAAGATTGCCATTTTAATTTAACAACCTACGCAGACAGTGCTAATAGAATATCAAGGCTAAATTTAAACAAATCTGATACAGATACACCTGGAACATTGGCGCAAACAGATAATGGAGACTATCTTGGTATCATATCGTTTCAAGGTGTAGATAGTAGTTCTAATATAGATGTAGGAGTAACTATCACAGCAAGGCAGGATGGCGCAGCAGGTGCAAAAATACCTACTAATTTAATACTTGAAACCTATTCAGATACAACTCTAAACTCAAACCAGTTAGTTTTACATAATGATGGCAACGTAGGAATAAATGATATTACACCCACTTATTTATTAGACGTAAACGGAACAGGCAGATTTACAGGTTTATTGACTGCTGATACAAGTGTGTATATTACATTAAATTGCTCCGCTTTAACATTTACAGATAGAACACCTTATCCAAAAAATACGCAGGAAGCTTATGATTCAGTATTATCAATGTCAAGAAAAAATGAAGGCAAGGTCGACCATGAGCATATGAATGAATTTATAAAAGTAGAAAATGAAATTAATTATTATACCGTTGAGGTAGGAACTAATACCTATATGAACATTAAGGAAAACGAGCTGCCAAATTATGATATATTCAAAAGCACGGTTACGTTATCAAAAACAGAGATAGAATATGGCCGCAATTTAAGCGCCTCGGTATCAGCTTTAAATGAGGTAATAAAAGATTTAATAAAAAGAATAGAAATGTTAGAGGGTAAATAATGTCAGATCAAAAAATAATTAATCCTGATTATGTGCAAAAAGATCAATATAATTCTGATATAGATAATATCAAACAGATGTTTATTGACACTAAAGAAGATATTAAAGAGATCAAAGATATGATAAAACAGGATAGGATAGAACGTAGAGAAAATGAAAATAAATTATTTGATGAGCAAAAAAAACAAAGCGAAGTATTGGCGGAGAACAATACGAAAACAAATAATGTAGAAAACGGATTGTTTGAACATAAAAATAATCATTGGAAGTCATCTACTGCGATAATATCTATTGTCGCGGTTATAGTAATGATAGGTGGAATAGCTTTAACATTTTTTAAATAAATAGGAGGTCGTTATGAAAAAGTTAGTATTAGTATTATGTTTCATGTTGTTTACAACGTTTTGCGGTGCAACAAATTTGTTTGTTGATGAATTAATGGGATCATCTAAAACAGATGATTCGGTTGATTTTCTAGCTGGAGTAGGTATTGATTTTTTAAAGACAAGATTGTATGCGGCGCAAGAGCAGGAGCAATCTGGCAGTTTCTCTTTGTATCACATTAAAACACAGTTGACAAATTTTTTTGAGTATGAAGATTTTTTTGCTGAATCAGAAAACCAGCATACACAATCAGCGAAAGTATTCTTAAATTATATTACAAAGAATCCGTTTGTTTATTACAGGTATGGGTTCACATACGCGGGCGATCATTACGACGATTTTGAATTAATAGGATATGCGAAGGCGTCATTTTTTAATCAATCAATCGAGTTTGAATCTGATTTGAATAATCAGTATAGAACGATACTCAATATAGAGTTTGATGTAATTAAGACAGGCCGGTATGACATAAAACCTATACTTGAATTGAAGTCAACACAGGATTCCATTTGGTTTACACAAAAATTAAGATTTTCAATGAATCTTGGAGAAAATGAATAATGTTTGCCAAAAACGATATTTATAGTTGGATATTATTAATACTTTTGTTTTTAATTATATCCTGCCATTTTATAGGTTGCGGCAGTTCAGGTAAGAAGATCAGGTTATTAAATTTCCAGGCAGCCGAAGAAATGAAGCTTGCTGATAAAGTAACCGGCATAGAGAAAATGAATAACAAGGTTGCGGAGCTTGAAAATAGCGTAATGAAAATAGTAACACAAATGGAAGCTAACCTACAGGCAATAGCAGGAGTAAATAATAAAATAAATAAAACACAGCAGTCCGCTGGCCGTGATGTTACGCAAACAACAAATGAATCAAGCTTAATGAAATATATTATAGGTTCTATTATAGGTGTTATTATGTTTGGGTTATGGATAATATATTCGTTAATTAAAACGGTGCTAGAAAATAGGGGGTTAAAAAAATCAGTTAAAGAAAAAGAAATCGAAGCGGACGAATTCAAAAAAGCATTGGCTTTAAATACTCCTCAAGAGCATAGTGATATATTTGAAGAGTTAGTAAATAAAATAGAAAATAAGAAGAGGTGCACCGACAATGGATATTATAAAAAAACTAAATGAATCAAAAACAATATATGATGTGCCAATGGATAATATCCCTATTCGTGGTTTTTGTTTAGGAATTACATCAGGGAATGCGATGATTAGTAAAATTATCAAATATTATTCAAGTAAATTTGAGAAAATACAAAAAGAATTTCTTGCATCACACGCTTTTGTCATGTTCGATAGAACAGTTTTTGAATCAACAATGTTCGGGAATCAAGAAAGACATATTTCTAAATACATAAAGAATGGCCATGAATTTTGGTTGTTTCATCCTTTAGATGTTCTCGAAAAAGATTACGATAAAGCATTGTCTTATGCGCAAGGGGCATTAGGTAGAATGTATGATTATCCTGGATTTCTAAGATTCTTTTTCAAGTTTATGCCTCAACTTAAATATGCTGATTTTTGTAGTGAGTTCGCAAGTAACGTGATCGAATACTTGAAAGTGCCATTTATAAAATTGGAGGCCGAAGATATAAGTCCTGCAAGAATGTTAAGATATTGCATATTAAACGATAATCAATGGCAGATGATTGCGCATTATAAAAACGGAAAGTTAATCAATGACCAGGATTCCGTTAATTAAAAAAGGAAACAGGGAGTTAATGAATGGATAATATATTTGACATCATAAAAAACTATAAAGGCAACATGACCTGGCGATATATTATCATTCATCATTCGCTAACCAGGGACAGGCAGGTCGTTGATTTTGAAGCGATCCGCCGCTGGCATAAGGGAGAGATTCCCGGTAGTCCGTACAAATTCGAAGACATAGGATATAATGCAGTTATTGAGAATGTCAAAGGGGTTTTAACGATATATAATGGACGCAGCCTTGATATTAAAGGAGCGCATACGCGAGGCAGAAACCACGATGCGATCGGGATATGCCTTGTTGGAAATTATGACATAATAGAGCCTACGCACGATCAATACTTCATTTTATCATCACTTTGCAGGTATTATAAGGATAAATTCGACATTCCAACTCGCAACATTCTGGGGCATAGGAGCTTTTCTTCTAAGTCCTGCCCAGGAGAGCTTTTTAACATTGTCCGTCTAAGGAACTACATCAAAGGTGACACCAAAAAATATTTTTAAAAACCCTTGACAAAACTGTAATTTTCTGTTATACTTATATTAGAAAGAAAGTTAATCGTTCCTTGATTCTGGCAAGTGAATTAAAAATAGGAGGCTGATTCTGGCAGGCTCTTTTTAGGTTTATAAGCCGCTGGAGTTAGTGACCAGAACACTAATGAAGGCGGCTACTTTTATTTAAGGAAGGAGACAATAAAATGAAATATCCAGTATATTGCGCATGGTGCGGAAAACAGACAGGGGAATCGGGAACAGAAAATAGTCATTCTATATGTTCAGTGTGTTCCAGCCCAGCAGGAATGGCTATAGCAATGGCTAAAAAGTACTTAAAACAAATAAATATAATCAAAAAACAGATAGTAGATAATGAAGATAACACCAAGAATGAATATTTGTTTTACGAATTAGGCAAACTTGAACAAAAAATGATAAGTGAATTTGAAAAACATTGTAATGCATTGAAAAATGAATGGAAAAAAAGGGAGATTTAAAATGAAAACTGAAATATTAGAAAAATTTATTGATAATGATGGCTATGAAAAAAGCATTGAGCAATATATCCCTGATGGGGCATCCAGTATAATAATATCAATACGAGATGTATTCACAGGATTAGTAGATTGTGCCTCTATCTGCAAAACTCAAAATGAAGCAAATATATATATTAGAGAGCGGATAAAAGCGTATAAATAAAAAAATAATAGCCTACAAGGCAAGCTGAAAACTACAGAAATAAACACAAAGGAGAGTAAAAAAAATGAAAGTTAAAATACCAAGCAAAATGGAATCAGTAACAAACCCTGAAAATGTTAGTAAAATATTCAATACTATTCTGAATACTGAATCAGAGCTTGACAAAACAAAAGAGCATTTTTGGGTTATTGGTTTAAACACTGCAAATAAAATAAAAATCATAGAACTACTCGGAATAGGAACATCTAATAGATGTACAATATATCCTAAAGAAGTATTTAGAACACTATTGCATTATTCTTGCGACAATTTCATAATTGCACATAATCATCCGTCCGAAACATTAAAGCCTAGCCAAGATGATATAAAAATATGTAACCATTTAAAAGAGGGAGGAAGCTATATGGATTTTAACTTGCTAGACAGCATTATTATATGTAATGATAATAAGTATTTTTCATTTAGAGAAAATAACATGATATAAAACACAAAAACAAAAAGGAGAGTAAAAAAAATGAATTACAAAAAGTGTAAAATAAAAATTAATATCGGAGGGGGCGAAATAAAAAATGTTAGTGTATGGTTAAAAAAAATAGATAGTTTGTCTTATCGCTTTTATGATTTTGGGAACTATAACGGTATATGCAGCTCTGATTTACTATTAAAAAATAAGATATTTTGTTTCGGAGATTAAAAATAAAATAAAAGAGGGGGGCGTAATTATGTTTAAAGAAAAATTAGCTGTTAAAGAGTTAAAGAAATACAAAAAGAAATATGGAAAAGTCCCTACCACGCAGGACTGGGCAAACGCTAAAATACGACCAGTGGCTAGCACAATAACTATCTTTTATGGATCGTGGTTGAAATTTATAAATCAATGCGGGTATGAGTACAAAAGCCAGCATACTTATACCAGGCCAGCTGAAGCACAAAAAATATTTGATAAGGGGGTGATTAAATGAAATGCTCAAACTGCGGCAAGCTGGAAAGTGAGTTAAACAAGTACCAAAATGTATATGGATAGATAAAACTAAGTTTCCTGGGGATTTACAGTATTTCAATATTTAATAGATACCTAATTTTTCAGAATAATAAATAAAATAGGAGCAATAAAAATGAAACTATCAG